TACTAAATATTTTATCTGGGCAACGTATGCCCTTGTGTTGATCATAAAAGCTACGGTCCAGTAACGTTTTAATCAGTGCTAATTCCATCATTCTCTATGTCTCCTACAACAATATATTATATGTCTTCTTTTGGCGCTAAGTAATATGCCCCTGCACTACTCTTATACGCAGCCATAATGTCTAACCACTGTTGGCTACTCATTATTAACATCTGATAAGCATCCATCTCAGGTTCGAACTGTCTCATGTATACAGTACCCTCATCACCAAAGATTATCTCTACATCTTCATGCTTATCCGTATGATCTAGTGTAGTTATTATAGATGCATCAGATTCAAACTCAACTGTGAACATCTGATCCCTCCGCTACAATTATATTTACTTGTGCTACATTACCTACAACTTTAACTATCTTAAACTCTAAGCCTTCTTTAGTAAGTAATACTCTTAGCATTGATAATGGTATCATACACTATCCTTTCCTGTTAGTTTTATTAGCCTATCTAAATACCACTGTGATTTCAATAGGTCTTCTTGTTTGTTCTTGTATCTCCATCGGTGTAGATACTTAGCAATGTTACCTCTCAGGTAACCTGTATATTCTTCTTGGGTTAAGAAGTCTTCGATGTAATCTATACATTCAATCCTACCTTTGCCGTAGTGTACTGGGTTGTTGACGTTATCCATGACATATCTCCTGCAGTTTTTCCATGTCTTCTGGCATACGATACTTTATATCATCTGAAAGACTTAGTGCTGTTGTTTTGTTACCCGTCCATAGTTCTATCTCTCTGCGATACTCTATAGTCTTTGATACTGCGTCAGGGTCTAGTGCAATCACAGCCCTATCATACTCACCTATCTTCTCAAAGTGTTTATGATTCATGCTAGTACCCAGGATTGCCATACAAGTAACGTCTGATAATTCTTGGTAAGCTACTATAGCAGAGATAACATCCTCTACAATAACTATAGTAGAGCCTACACCTACTGTATAATAGTCTGCTGCACCTGTATATCTATACCACTTAGGGTTTTGAGTAGCACCTACTGCCCTGCCTATAGCATCAATCATCTGATGTTTATTGTATATAGGAAAGACTACGCGCTCCTGTTGTACATCATAGAATGTGCTACCTACTATACCCCAACGCCTCATAAATCTATTGTGCTTAGTGTGTTGTCGTGTAGGTTCTACTAGCTGTGCTGGTATCTCCATAGTTTCTACCTCTATCTTAGTTTGTTCCTGCGCTGGGCGTAGTTGTCTGCGTATCTCAGATGCAGTCATGTCTGTATCAAACCTACCACCTACATTACACCCTAGCTTGTAACAGTTATACATTAACACACCAACTTCACAAGAGGCTGAGAAAGTATTCTTACCTCTACAGAAAGGGCAGTCACCTCGGTGTGGTCCATGTGCTGTTACAGATGCAGCATACTCTCTGTGCTGTTTCCAGTTATGTTTACTCATCAGCTTTCCACTTACTTACGTAGGGTTTATTGTTTGTTGCACTCGATACTTCTAGGTATATAACCCACCCGTTTATCTCTACATATACTGCTTCTTCTGTACGTTTATCAATCTTCATCTTCATTCCCTCTCGCTGATAGTGCTTTAGATGCACCACTCAATGTATTTACTATATAAGGTTTAACTGATTGTATATTCTTATGCCCTGTTACCTGCATAATATTTGCTAAGTCAACCCCACCTTCCATCATCTCAGTCACAGCAGTACGCCTCAGATCCATAGCTGTAAGCTCACTAGGTAGATTAGCTTCGTCCAGTACCTCATTGATAAGTAAGGATATTTCACCCTTATCGTATGGTGTGTACGCACCTGCCCTTGGCTTAACTCTAGGTGCTACATATTCCTGGAATCCAAAGTCTTCCTTTTGTTGTCTCAACATATCACACAAACCATTAGATATAGGTAGATGTATCTCAGCATTACGTTTACTTTGTGTCAGGTCTAAGCGACACTGATCTAAGTCTAAGGTATCCCAAGTCATAACTCTCATGTCACCTATGCGTTGCCCCCAATCGTATGCCATGTGTACGATAAGACTAATGCTGCGCCATCTGAAGTCACTGTACCCTGTCTCAAGAAAGGTTTTGATCTGATCTCTACTCCAGAATACACGCCTCTGTTTACTAGACTTGGTAGGTACAAGCGCTACTGGATTGTGTATCATTACGTCTTGTCTCATGGAATACTTCCAAGCAGCAGACAGTACAGCCTTACGATAGTTAGCAGTGCGTATGCCTGTCTGAAGCCATACATCATACGCCTGTATAAGATGTCTAACCTTAACGTTAGTACAACGATACTCACCAAGGGACCTGCCTTCCACAGAGGTGCTGATCACAGCATCCAGATGTGTTGCATAATCTTTTTGAGATGTACCAGACAACCTAGCAAATGCAGGTGATACAAGATAGAAATCTACAATGTCACACAACTTAGCATTGCCCTTGGGTATTTTCATATTACTTTCCTTTCACGTTTCTATACCAGATATATAAGAACCCACCCAGATAAGCGACAACCAAGGTTAAAGGTAGTAGATGCATTGATATGTTACTACTCATCGTTTTCTTCCTGCCATTCTTGGTAGCACACGTACTCACCATCTAAGTCAAACTCTTCTATCAACTCAGTAGGTATACTATCTTTCCAATCCTCATTCTCAAACTCAACAGAATAGGTATTGTTTATATCTAAGGTACTATCATACTCACCTATGAAACCTATTCCTGGCTCATAGTAGGATGCTTCGATGCTGATACCTAATCTGTCAGAGCCTATATCAAATGCACCTGTAGGTGGACTCCATGCACTGTTAAAGCCTAGGTGTAGGTTGGATGTCTTACCATCCTCAAACAGACTAACATCTACATCATGTACTTCCCACTTGGTATTCCATGTAGAATTAGCTACACCATAATCGTATTCACCTATAGGTGCTAGATGTTCTAGTAACCCACCTCTATCTGCCGCGTCTTTGATAGCACTTAATACTTTTACATCGCCTGTAATTACTAATCTATTCTCACACCAGTTAGGCATTATGTATCTCCCTTGTTCATCATCCACACACGTCTGTTAGCTTGATCTACTTTACGAGTAACAACATGACACCCTATCTTTTTAGCGTGAGTGTATATACTAGCTAGTGCAGCACGTTTTACTACCACACTATCGCCTACCTTCATGTGCTGTAGCAGTGCTTCATAACCTTTGTTGGGCGCACCCCTTCCATCTTTAGTTGATGGTAAGGGTATGTTCTTCTCAATCATAAATGCCATTATGCATTCTCCTCTTCTATTTGCTTAAAGATACTTGCTAACCTAGTAACACTTTCTTTAGGTAGAGTTACTTCCTCTGCCTCACTCTTAACTATCATACCACCATCGTCTAAGATAGTAGCAGTCCACTCAGGTGTTAGTTGTACTTCCATTATACGTTCTCCTCTACTAATGTGTAACGTGTGTATCTTTGGTTTGTAACTGGATGTCTCCCTGCGATACCATCAATACGATAGCCTGACTTGCGTAGCTCAGAGATACGCTTGGGGAAAGACTGTATGCTATAGTCTAGCAAAGCTTCGCGTAAGGTTAGACCTTTAGATGCACGAAGGTGCTTGAGTATCATAGTGTGTTGAGACATTTTCTTGTTTGTATTTTTCATATTTATATTCCTCTATGTTATATTATGTGTAAGATATATTATTAGTTTTAGTGTTAGTCAATGTTACTAATATGTCACGTTACATATTTGCAACACCTAGTTCTATAGGTATCTCTACAGTCTGAACTTCGTAGTCACACTGGCTGCAATACTTTCTTCTTCTATTACTTGGGTATCCAAGCTTATGATAAGGTCTAGTATCTATGGTACGCATCTTAGTAAAACAGCAGGGACAATGTGTAACTACTGTATCCTTCCACCAAGGTTCTTTATTCTCTGCCATTACTTAGCCTCTATGAAAGCAAAGCCACCGCCATTGCCTTCCTCATCTTGTGATATTACAAGTCTTACTTCCAGTGAACCATTGGTTAGTGTGAATACTGGAAAGGGTTTATCGTACTCAAAAGCACCATCTTCAAAGTTAAAGTCCTGGATTTTACAACCCACTAATTGTCCATAGTATTTTTTCATATCCATATCTTAACTCCATACCATAGTTAATATTAAACTAAACGTAGCTAGTACGCCTATGACTGAGAACCCTAACACTGACCACACAAATGTGGTGGCTAGTATTTCTTTTCTCTTTTCTTTACGCTCATGTTCTGTCACGTCAAAATATTTATTACTCATTGTCTTCTCCTCTATAAAAATAACTGTTGTCAATATCTGTATAAGTAATCTTGAAGTCTACATCAAAAAGCAGATCAACAGATTCCATATCCCTTACTTTTTGTTGAGCTTCCTCTGGCGAGGACGCATCAATATAAAAAGAGTTGTGCATAGTAATGCCTACATGATAAGTATCCATATTAAAAATCTCCAAACTCTATGTTATCAGCTACGAGCTTATTGTTATTCTTAATGTTACCATTGCTTATGTCTACAACATAGTGTCCATTGTCCCATGCTTCTTTGTTATTCTCGGCTGCAGGATATACACCTACAGATAAACCACCCTCTACATAATTACATATCTCAGATATTAATCTAGCGGTAGCGTAGTTGACATCTGTTTTACGCATGACAGGCGCGGCATTCTTTACGAGTTTTGTCACAGTCTCAGGGCTACCTGACCAGTGAACGTATATGTAGCAAGGTGCTTTGTTGTATAAAACTGTATCACCTACTACTTCTATTGTTGCTCTATTTCCCATTTGTTTATTCCTCTTCTTCTATTTCGTCAGGTTTAAAGCATACTATAACTAATCCATAGTCGTCAGTAATAGTATACCAATTAGATCTTGTCTCTGAGCCATCGCCACGATGCATCGGACAGGTGTTTAGCCATTCAAACAATTCTTTACGAGTCATGATCATCTCCTTCATCATTACACCAACAGCAGGGTTCATCACTTGGGTATTCCCTGCACCAACAGCATAGCTTATTTAGTATTGCTATCATTTTGTTTGCTCCTCAAAAGTTACGATAACATCAAAGCTAAAACCACCATCGGGTTTATGTCCCATGTCTTGTAGCTTTTCGTGTATCATTTCTGCTAAGTAATCCAGTTCACTATTAGTATATGATGTTATAGTAATTTCGTTAGTCATTTGTTATTCCTTTCCTTTACCCATTGTCTTTTAAGATTATTCTGCCTACCACCTTTAGCACCAGTGACCTGCCTATTCTTTTGTTGCGTCCAGAGATCACCCTCTTTGTAGGTACGCATATTGAATACCTCACGCATCCTTTTATTCTCGGCTGCACACACTCTCAGGTGTGCAACTCTCAGTCTTTCTTCCTGATCTAACATTACATATCTCCCCATTCTTTAGGTGTGATACCCGTCATAATAAACTCACGTTCATCAGGTGATAGATCAGGCATTGCTGTTTGTATAAGCAGACCATTTTCCCATGATGTAATTTGTTCAGATGTTACATCTATATCCATAACATTTACATTACCTGATAGCATTGATTTACGTTCTATTAACATTGGATTAACTCCTTAACCATTCTTCAAAAGTTTTAGGGAATACCTCATGGGTATTATCTATGTAGCATTGGTATCTCTGCCCATCTAATGTTAGAAGTGAATGTTCATCATAGATAAACTTACCCTCATCATTTAGCGCAGGGATTTTAGTTCTTTGTTCAGTCATACTATATTCCTTTCAGTATGTGTGCTATGACATCGACAGTCCAACCATTGCCTAGCATTTTGTAGCGTTGGGTATTAGATACGCCCTCAGTATATCCATCAGGCACAGTTTGTAGGCGTTCACATTCGAGACACGATAGCTTACGCCAAGACATATTCTCTACAAGAATGCTATCCTTGGTTACTGTAGTGAGACAATTAGTTTTATCATCATCTCTAACCTCGATCATTTGTTTGATAGCAATACTCTTATCATTATCCTTACGAGTACCATTAGCGTCTAGCCTACGCCCTACCATACGCGCACCCTTCACTAATACTTTAGGCTCTAAGTTACCACCACTGGACGCGCATAGACTAGGTGATTTACCTTCGGGTGCATACACTCTCTTA